GTTACCTCCACAAAGTACCTTCTTTAAGTTCCAGATTAGAGATGACAAGTTAGGAGAAGACTTCCCACCTGAAGTGCGCTCCGAACTTGACTTAAGTTTCTCTAAACTAGAACGTATGGTCATGGATTCTATCGCTGCATCCAGTGATAGAGTCACCGTACACCAAGCTATTAAGCATCTAGTTGTCAGTGGTAACGCCCTCATATACATGGGTAAGGAAGGTCTTAAGCATTATCCATTGAACAGATACGTTGTAGAACGCGACGGTAACGGTAACATTATTGAGATCGTAACCAAAGAAATTATTAATCGGAATCTTCTACCTCCAATACTTCAAGAAGTTGAAGGCATGAAACCAAATCATCCTGGTGATGTAGGCGGTGGGATTGGATCAAGGAATGAGGAAGATGTTGATGTTTACACTTGTGTTAAACTAAAAAATAATAAATGGGTATGGCATCAAGAAGCATTTGATAAAGTCATACCAGGAACACAGGGTAAAGCGCCTAAGGACGCTAGCCCATGGTTGGTACTTAGATTTAATTCGATTGATGGAGAGAACTACGGACGTGGACGTGTAGAGGAATTCCTTGGTGACTTCAGGTCATTGGAAGCACTCTCTCAGGCACTCGTAGAAGGCTCTGCAGCAGCCGCAAAAGTAATCTTTACAGTATCACCCTCAAGCACAACTAAACCTCAGACAATAGCTGCTGCAGGCAACGGTGCTATCGTCCAAGGACGACCGGATGACATCGGTGTTATCCAAGTGGGCAAAGGTGCCGACTTTGCAACCGCTGCTCAACTTATGCAGACATTGGAAAGGAGGTTGTTAGACGCTCACCTTGTCTTAAATGTTAGACAGAGTGAACGTACTACAGCAGAAGAGGTACGCCTCACACAACTTGAACTAGAACAACAATTGGGTGGGCTATTCTCACTGCTAACAGTTGAATTCTTAGTACCATATTTAAATCGAAAATTACTTACCCTACAAAGGGGTGGTGAGATACCACGTATACCTAAAGACTATGTAAACCCTGTGATAGTAGCAGGTATAAATGCCTTAGGACGTGGTCAAGATAGAGAAAGTTTAACTCAATTTATTACAACTATTTCTCAGACTCTTGGACCAGAAGCAATGGTGCAATACGTAAACGCTGACGAAGCTATTAAACGATTGGCTGCTGCTCAAGGTATTGATGTCTTGAATCTCGTTAAGTCTATGGACGAACGTAATCAAGAAGCACAGCAACAACAAGAATCTGCACAACAAATGGAGTTAACTAAGCAAGCGGGTCAGTTTGCCAACGCACCAATGGCTGATCCATCTAAAAACCCTAATGCATTAGACGAAGATGCCACAGAGTAAACCTAAGAACACGCCGACAAGACCTAAAAGAATACCGGCACAGAAACCTAAAACACAAATGAAACCTCTACCCAAATTCAATACATCTGAGGTAGCGAAACCTACCTCCTTTGATACAAATAAATATGCACAAGAAAAGAAGGTAGGTGAAGCAGCTATCGAAGCTCCCGGTGGTATGGTGACTAAAGTAGGTCTAGGAAAATTAGAAACAGTAACGAATTATGGCAGTCAACCTGACGTATGATCCGTCTAATGATCCTGACACCATTGAAGCTGAAGATCAACGGGATGCAGAATCGTTAGAAGTAGGAGAAAAATTAGAAGAAGAACAACAACAACTTCTTGCTGGTAAATATAAAGATGCTGAAGAATTAGAATCAGCATACATAGAACTTCAGAAAAAATTAGGTGGAGATCAATCTGATACTGAAGAAGAAAGTGACGTAGTAACAGAAGAATCTAAAACCTTAGAAACTTTGGAAGATTTTGTTGAAGAATACTTCCCAGAGGATGCTACAGCAAAGACACTTATACAAGCTAACCAAGAACTACTTGGTGATGGTATAACTGATGCGACGATGGAACAACTTAATGAGATGACTGGTGCAGAGTTTCTCGAAGCAATGCGTCGTGTCGATGAGAAAGCGCCTAACGGTTACTTCGAACAACCAGGCATGGAGGAAGAGTCTACCAACGAACCTGTCGGGTTATCTGATTCAGATGTGAGTGAGATACAGAACGCAGTCGGTGGTGCAGATGCTTACAGAGAGATGACTCAGTGGGCTGAGAATAATTTCACGACTGAGGAGATTCAAGCATACGACGGCGCCTTAGAGTCTGGAGATTTAAATAGTATTAACTTTGCACTACAAGCATTGTATTATAGATACCAAGATTCTGTAGGATATGATGGAGAAATGATCCAAGGTAAACCAGCTGAAGCTGTTGATGGATTTAGAAGTCAACAAGAAGTTGTCCGTGCTATGAGTGATCCACGTTATGAGGATGATCCTGCGTACAGACAAGATGTATATAATAAATTAGAACGTTCTCAAATTAAATTCTAAAGCACATAAAAAATCACCCATAAGAAAACTCACTAAGTATTAATTATGGCAAGAGGAGATGGAAGCCACGGCAACGTTGGTTATGACCACGATAACAGTCTTATAGGAAATAACCAAGTTGTATATAAAGTGAATACATCTGGTGATAAATGGTTCATCACTGGATATAATCAACACGTTAATAACTCAACACATAACGATGCGGTAAATGATTACGGCGTCGAAGATGTTGTAGCAGTAGCTAACGCTTGTCCTGGCAGCCCTGGCTGCTAATAAACAAGGCGGCTCGGTAGTCGAACCAGTAGAAGCCACAGGCAGTCGCGTCCGTTCATTCCTTTATGGAACGCATGAAACCACATCATGGAACGGGGGTGTGGTACTAAGGAGAAAGTCAATGCAAAAAAAGACTCAACTAAAGTATCGCGGCGTGCCTTACACGAAAACTATTTAACTTATTTCAATGAAAAGAATAGCCTTGATCCTAGCCTCGGTCTTTACGAGCGCAGGCGCGGCAATCGCCGGACCCTACGTGAACGTAGAATCGAACGCATCTTACACCGGATCTGACTATACAAATTCAACCACAGATTTACATGTGGGTTATGAAGATAATTTATCTGATACGGTAAATTATTATATCCAAGGAGGTCCAGCTATCGTAGCGGTAGACGGAACAGACAATGACACTCAGTTGTCAGGGAAAGCTGGTCTTGGTATAGACGCTACAGATAACTTGAACTTCTACGGAGAAGTTAGTGTACTCACCGCTGAAGGTGATACAGACAACGCCTGGGGTACCAAACTTGGTGCCAAGTATAACTTCTAAATGAAGTTCTTTGAATCCCCATTAGCAATCTTTTGGTTGTTTCTGGGGTTCTTTATTTTTATAGAAGGACTACACATGACTGAACATCAGCATTGTAGATCCTGTCCACCGTGCGAAACCACGGAAAACTATTAGATACTTGCGTAGCGGAACTACGTAAGATCGATTAACCCATAACATTTTAAACACATGCCTTATCATGCTAATACCACCACAGGTGGAGTAGTCTATAGCTCTCCTATCTGGGAAACAATAGTACTCGCTGAACAGTGGGAAACAGATGCTGCTGGGTATGGTCCTGCTAGCGACCAAACAGCTGCAACAGATGAAGGAACTACTTACAGAACTATCACACCTTTAAACATTGCCATCGGCAAGTATGAAAGGATGATTCTTAAGTATAAAATTGCTTGGACTCAGAATACCACAGGTAGAGCTAAGTTTAAATTAGATACACCGACAGTCACTTCAATCCATTCAGCAGGAACAGGAGTTAAACCTGATGCCGCTGCACTTTTGGATATTGATGCAGCAGCTGATCCTGTTATCGAAGTAAACATTGCAGGAACTGCAGGCTCATTAGAGTGGCACAGTGTAATCGAGAACGGCGCTACAGCTGGTACTGTTAGTTTGCAATTCGGACAGTATGTTAACAATGCTGCACCTGTTATTGTACTCGAAGGTACAAGTGTAGAAATTAAGAAGTTCTAAATTACTTCAGGAGGAGAGGCACCTCAGAGTCGGACCTCTCTTTCATTGGCTTTTGGCCCACTGCGGTGGATACCCTTAAGCTGTCTAGACGGTGGGATAGACCACAAATATAAAACGCGAAAAATTTTCTCAAGCTTGAGAGTTGTCAAATTATACTCTCTAACAAACAATGGCTAATGCCACGCAAACCGTATTAGGTACCTTAAATAAGGCGGTGACCAGTACCTCTGGTTCTAACGCTTATGATACCAAGTACGCAACCTATTTAAAACTGTTTAGCGGAGAGCTGTTCAAAGCTTATGAGTCTGCTACGATTGCACGTGATACCGTACAACGTCGTACACTCAAGAACGGAAAATCATTACAGTTCATCTTCACGGGACGTATGCAAGCTGCATACCATACCCCAGGTGAACCAATCCTTGGATCGGGTGATCCTCCAGTAGCAGAGAAGACCATCGTCTGTGACGACCTTCTCATTTCTAGTGCATTTGTATATGACCTAGATGAAACACTGGCTCACTACTCCCTACGTGGAGAGATCTCCAAGAAGATTGGTCATGCCCTCGCTGAGGCATATGACAAGAAGATCTTCCGTCAAATTGCTAAGTCAGCTCAGTCTGCACATCCAATTACCGCATCACCAGGTCCAGAACCAGGTGGTACTGTCATCAAACTTGGAGCAGGTAACGAATACAGCGCTCAACATTTAGTTGATGGCTTCTTCGAAGCAGCTGCTGTACTCGATGAAAAGAATGTACCTAAGCAAGGACGCACAGCAGTACTCGCACCTCGCCAGTACTACGCTCTAGTCTCTCAGGTATCTACTAACATCCTGAACCGTGACTACGGTAATAAGCAGGGTAATCTAAACTCCGGCGAAGGTCTCTATGAGATTGCTGGAATTCAAATCCGACGTTCTAACAACCTACCTTTCATGGCAGGTGCTGTTACTTCACAAGTTGGTGAGAACAATGACTACTCTGGTACCTTCACCAACCATGCTGGTCTTATCTATCAGAAAGACGCTGCAGGTGTTGTAGAAGCAATCGGTCCTCAAGTCCAAGTGACTTCAGGGGATGTGTCCGTACTTTATCAAGGCGATGTAATCCTAGGCCGTTTGGCTATGGGTGCCGCAACTCTTAACCCTGCTGCTGCAATCGAACTGCAAGCAGTATAGTGGGAGGTGTATTATGACTGTCGCACCTGGTAAGAACAGAACACAAACACTAACGATTGGTATTGGTGGACTTACTTCTGTAACTGTCAACCCATTCTCTCCTTTGGAGTTTGGTTGGACTGTTGATTCAAACGGTACAACTGCTAAACAAATCGCAGCTGGAACTGCAGTTGCTACAGGTTCTTGTAACCTATCTGCAACTCCTGGTTGCTCATAAAATTAATAAATCATGGCTTTAAATTATGTAGCTGTAGCTGGGAACAACGGGGTTTCCGGTCCTACTAAAGCTGAAATTGATGCAGTTACCGCAGACACCGGAGGCGGTGTAGTTATTCTGCCACAGGCTACCGTTTCAGGTACCCTTGCTGGTAACAACTTCACTGCTAACAAGACCGCCGCATTGAGGTGGTCAGTATCTCAAACACAAGGTACTGCAGGAGCACCTACTTCTGAAGTTTATTCAGAGACGTGCAACCTGCGGTATGCTTATGGTAACACTGCTACTATTGAAACAGATAGTGGAAGATATGCTAATGGTACTGCAACTCCCCGTACTTAAAAAACGAATGGGAGGGTTTAACGACCCTCCTTTTTTTTATTCACATAAATTCATATGTCCTATCCTACTTATGCTGTGTCCACAGAACTGGATGCTGTTAATCAAATATTAAGCTCAGTGGGACAGGCTCCTGTCACCACACTAGACCTTCAAAACCCTGAAACTGCTATAGCTCTTAACACACTTAGAGAAGTCAACAAAATTGTACAATCAGATGGATGGTCTTTTAACACAGAGAAACATTATGAGTTACAGGCAGACTCAGTAACTTTTAAAATAGCCTACCCTACTAATGCCTTAGCCATAGATACACATACAGATCAGTATTATGATGATTATGATCCTGTTAGACGTGACGGATATTTATATGATAAACATGAACACACCTTTGAATGGAAAGATGGTTCAGATCCACGTAAATTAGTTTGTGATATTATATGGTATTGGGAATTTAGTGAGATACCACCTGCTGTACAAGCATATATAACTGCAAGAGCAGCTCGCTTATGTGCTATAAGAATGATCGGCGATCAAACTTTATACGCATTATTAGAGAAAAGTGAAATTGAATCTAGAGCTGCTGCTTTAGAACATGAAACACAGCAAGGTGATTACTCTATCTTCGGTTGGAAGGATAAAGAGAATTACCATAATAGTTATCAACCTTTCCATGCATTGCAAAGATGACCACGATTAAACAAAATATTCCTACATTTTTAAATGGAATATCGCAACAACCAGATAAGAAAAAAATTCCCACTCAACTAAAAGACGCTATTAATACATACCCAGACTATGCTTTGGGAATGTTAAAAAGACCTGGAGGTAAGTTTGTAAGCGACTTATATAATGCAGAAGATATTAGTACAACTATCGCTTCTTCTACTCATAACGGTACAGGACATGCAAGCCGGACTGTAAATAGATATGTGTCTGTCCCTGCTACTGGTGGCAGTGGTTCTGGTGCAACGTTTAACATACATGCTATTGCTGTAGGAGAAGTCAACACATTCACACACAACGGTGTGTCTGCTACAAACCGTACTGCAGGTACATATTATATAGCAAACGCTGGTGGTAGTGCATCTGGTACTGGCGCTGATTTTAAAGTTGTCGTTGATGCAGATGGAAGGCCTAACGTCTTGCTTGATGTTAGAACAAGTAAAACAGGTGGTGCTGGTTATGCTGCTGCTGAAACAATAACTATTGCAGACTCATCCCTTGGTAATGGAGGTGCAGCTGCTCTTGTTATAACAGTTGCAACGGTACATGCTGCGGTTGGTTTGAGTGTTTCTCTTTCCTCAGGTGGTAAAGGTTATTTAGTCGGAGATGAGTTGACTGTTGCTGACGCAGGATTAGGTGGAGGAGGCGCTCCAAATATTACAATTACAGTTGCTACAACTGGAACGTATGGTAAGTGGTTTTCTATACTTAGAAGTGCAGATGAAAAATATGTAGGACAGTATGCAGATGACACTTTTCGTATATGGAGTTTGATAGACGGTAATCCTAGAAAAGTAGATATGGGAGATTCTACAGGTGTCCCAGGTGCATGTAATCTTACTAATTTACAAACTGATTTAACAGCGTATAATACTGCAATAGCAGATACAGCAAGTAAACTGACAACATTGAATACATCTCAATCTGCCTTTACTGAATCGAATGATGGTCAAAGTGATACTAAGTCTCAAACATGGTTAACTGCCCAAAGTTATGATGAGAACCTTGGTACAACAGATGAGGTGTTAACTACAGGTATTTTACAACAGTCTGCTGACGATGCTTATACAGTTAAAAAGGATGGTAACGTTGTTAGTACATCAGACAATGTAATAACATCACCTGTTTATAAGTTAGAACAAACTGAAAATGGTGATGGATACTCCTCAGCTATTGGTAAAGGACCAGCTAATCTACTACACATTGCTGCAGCTGGATCTGGTTATAGTGCAGTTGCTGCTGCTACAACGTCTGGAGGATCGGGTAGTGGATTAACGTTAACTACTACTGTTTCTGCCGGAGCTCTTGCTACAGCAACAATTAATGCTATTGGTCAGGGATATAGAGTCGGAGACCTTTTAACTGTAGCAGGAGGTACTTCAGGACAAGTAAGAATTGATAAAGTATTACCTGGTTCTGTTTATAAATTAGCAGTAACAGTAGCTGGTAGTGGGTATACTGCTGCTGCAGCTAATGCTACAACAGGCGGTGGTACTGGTTTAACAGTTACTACAACTGTAGTAGCTGGTGCTATTACAGCAGCTGTTGTTAATGCACCTGGAAATAATTATGATATTGATGACGAAATAACTGTCTCAGGAGGAGGTGGTAATGCTAGACTCAGAGTAGTACAGTTAGGTAACGCTACTACATCTGATGCTAATGGTACAGAATTAGTACTCAACGTTACTTCAAATTCTACTGGTAGTCTTGCGGATTTAGTAACTCCTGCTGACACTAATGAGGTAGCAACGTTTACCCATAACGGTGTAGCTGATGCTAATAGAAAACGTGGAGAATATACAGACATATCTGGTACATCAAGTAAAGTAGGTACTGGAGCATTGTTTGATATTTCTGTAGGTTTAGACGGGATACCAACCATTGCTCTGGTGAGAGGTGGTACTGCTTATTATGCAGGCGAAACAATTACAATTGCAGATTCTTCCATAGGTAATGGAGGAGGTGCATCTATTGTAATTACTATAGGTACTACTAAAATTGTCAGATCAGGTGGTGGTAATACATCGACAACTGGTTATAAAGTAGATGAAATTGTTACAGTAGTCGGACCGGCAGCTGTCAAAACGTTCGGTGCTATAACAACTGGTGGTACAGGATATACAAACGGTACTGCTGTAGGAACATCAGTCTCTCCTGCTGGAGGGTCCGGTTTAACAGTTAACACTACAGTTAATGTAGGAATACCTCAGACGATTACACATACATCTGGTGGCACAGGTTACGCTGCAGGATCAGGGATCAACACAACCGGTGGCACAGGATCTGGTTTGAGACTTAATTTTTCAGTAACTGGTGGTGTAGTACAAGCAACCCCTGCTATCCATACAGCTGGTACTGGGTATACAGTTGGTGACGTAGTAACCATTACAAATGCAAATGCAACAGGTGCTAAAACTCTTGGACCTATTACCACTCCAGGTACTGGGTACGCTGATGGAACCGGTATTGCTACATCAGGAGGAAGTGGATCAGGGTTAACTGTTAACCTTACAACTACTGCTGGAGTTGTTACTGGAGTTGCTATTAATAATGACGGACTTAATTATACTGCGAGTGATACTGTTACAATTACTAACGCCAATGCAAGTGGTGTAAAAGCTCTTAGCTCTTTATCTACTGGAGGTACTGGGTACTCAGACGGGTCTGGAGTAGCTACAACTTCTAGTGGTTCAGGGTCTGGATTAACTGTTGATATTGTAACAACTGGTGGTGTTATCACAAGCGCCACGATTAATAATGATGGACTTAATTACGCTGTAGATGAAGTAATTACTATTTCAACTGGCGGCGGTAATGCTCAACTAACAGTCACTGCTATTCATGGTAATGGGTGTACGATACCGATTTCTGAACTACACGGTAATGGTGCAACAGCAACTATTGCTACTGTCCAAGGTCCGATAACAGGTGTTACTGTTAATAACCCTGGTGATACTTATACAGTTGGTGATGTGATTACAATTAGTGGAGGAGGTGGTAACGCCCAACTACCTGTTGCTACTATAGATTCTGCGAAGTATAAAGTAACAGAGTTGACTTGGCAGAAAGGTCAAGATAGAACTTCTGAACACCCAACACTAGCATCGAATGGTTTTAAATTATATGATCTGATAGAAGTCGCTGCTCCTAGTCACACTGATGCAGCGTTAACCACAACCACAACTGCAATGGGTACTGCCCAAACTAATTATAATAATGCTGTAACTGCTGAAGCTACTGCTAAAGGTAATTATGACTCAGAAGTCACTGCATGTGTTATACCTGGTTTACCAGATGACGGATACTTACGTGGAGCAACTGCAGATGATATTGAACTGGTAACACTGAATGATAATACGTATGTATTGAATAAAAATAAAACAGTTTCTTTTACTGATGATGTAACAGATCCCGCTTCGACTGATGCATTTGTTGTTGTAGCTATATCATCTTATAACTCTAAATATGAAATCAAGTTAAATGGAGTTACGATTGACTATACGACAGCACAAGATTCTAGTGCAGGCGATGCTGATGCTACTGTTATTGTATCTAATTTAGTTACTGCTATTAACGGTGCAGGTGGAGCTGCTGCTAGTTGTGTAGCGACTGCAGTAGGTGCGGGTATACACATAACACTTGTAACTTCAATTACATCTAGTGGTGGTCCTCAATCTAATGCTATATATTGTTTCACTAATCAACTATCAGATTCAAGTCTTCTACCGTTAGAGTGTGTACATAAGTATAAAGTAAAAGTAATTAATAGTATTAATATTGATGCTGATGATTGCTGGTTTGAGTTCTCATCATCAGCTACTGATTATTCATCAGGTGCTGGTGCGTGGGTTGAATCTAATGAACCTGCTATTCAATATAAGATTGATCCAGCAACAATGCCTCATTTAATAACTCGTGAAACTGACGGTTCGTTTAAATACCAGTCTATTGCATGGGAAAATAGAGATGTAGGTGATTCAGTAACTAATGAAAAACCTTCATTTATAGGTACTAAGATAAGAAACATGTTCTTCTTTAGAAACCGTTTTGGATTCTTAAGCGGATCAAATGTTATATTAAGTAAAGCAGGATCATTCTATGATTTTTGGGGAACATCTGCTCAAGTTTCTGCGGATGACGATCCTATAGATATATCAGCATCTTCAACTAAACCTGTATTTCTTAATTATGTTAAGACTACAAGTGCTGGTTTGGTTATGTTTAGTGATACTGAACAATTCCTATTATCAACTGACTCAGATATTTTGAGTCCTGAGTCTTCTAAAGTTAATACACTGTCTGACTACGAATGTGATACAGATATACCTGCTTTAAATTTAGGTACATCTTTAGCGTTTGTGTCTAAGACACCTCTGTACGCAAGGTTATTTGAAATTGCTAATATAAGTACTACTGATCCTCCTACTGCATTTAATACTACAGGGATTGTACCTGAATTAGTACCATCTACTATAGATAATGTAACAGGTTCACCAGGTATGAGTATGATATCTCTAGGTACAGTCGGTTCAACGACTTTGTATCAGTATCGGTTCTACCAAACTGCTGAGAAAAGGATAGCTTCTACATGGTATAAGTGGGATTTAACAGGTAATCTTATTGATCAATTCTTTGATAAGAGTACTTTCTACGCTGTTATAAGTGATGGTACAAATATATCGGTTGTATCTTTTGACCTTAGACAGGCTAGTGAAGAAGGATTCCTTACCCTACCTACTGGTGAAAAGACTGACGTATGTATGGATATGTATAATATCAATCCATATAGAGTCTATGATGAACCTACAGAAAAGACTAAAGTCTATCTACCATTTACACATCATACAGGTAAAACATTAGCTGTTGTTGCGTTAGGTGGTTATATTGGAGGTACCCTTGGTGCAACTGAAGCGTCCGTTGGTGCTATCCTATACCCTTCTGTGATCGGTTCAGCACCTAATGAGTATGTAGAAATTGATGGAGATTATAGAGGTAAAAACCTTATTATTGGATATACTTATACTATGACAGTTGATTTACCTAAACTATATTATCAACGTGGTGGAGAGGAACAAGGAAAGGGTGATTATACATCTGATTTAATTATACATAGAATCAAAGTGTCAACAGGACTTAGTGGTCCGATAAAATATAACATTAATCTAATTGGTATCCCAGATAGATCTCAGACAATTAGTGCTATAAAACCGTATACTTATACAGCCAATGACGTTGCTATGGCTGCTGAAGGTGTACATGAAGTACCTGTTTTCCAACGTAATGAAAATATATCATTTAGTATAGTAGGTGATACGCCATTACCAGTAAGTCTTTTAGGCATGACTTGGGAAGGTAAGTATAATAACAAATTCTACAGTCGTGTATAAAGGAGGTAATTAATTTGTATCAAATATTTAGTGAAATCGGCGTCCCAATGAGTGATGCCGAGATGAATATGTTACCACCAGGCCAGAATAAACCACACCAACGGATGATGTCTGAAGCTGGTGCTGAGATGGGTATAGATCTAGGCATTATTGCTGGTGGTGCAGCGCTATTAGGTGGTTTATTCGGAAAGAGTGAACAAAAACAATCCCAAAAACGTGAAGCTGATAGACAATATCAGTTACAACAACAACAGATTGCTAACCAAGCTGCTCAACAAGCATATGCTCAGGAATATCAGGCTATAATGACTGGTATTGAAAATGAGTATATCAGAGAGGAATTTGGAGTTAAGCTCGATCTTTATGATGATCAGTTACAGATCAATCGTGACGCTGCGAATAGCTCTTACTCAGCTGAGAAGTTCCAACACATTGAAAGAATGCAACAAGCTGCTTTAAACAGACAGAAAATGTTTAAAGAGTTAGTACAGGTACAAGGTTCACAACGAGCACGTGGAGGTATGAATGTTAATAAATCTAGAGAAAGAGCTGATTTAATTAATTCACTTGGGGAATTTGGTCGAGACCAAGCTGAATTTGATAAAACTCTTGATAGTGCTAGATCAGCACTTAATCAAAGATTGGGTGGTATTAAAGGTCAACATGCAAATGCTGATTATCAAGCTTGGACGAAGATCGCTATTACTCCAAAGTTGAAACTACCTGGAATGGGTAGTCCTGATGTAATCAATCAAGTTGGACCTGCACAGGTTAACACTGGTATTGGTTTCGGAGACTTCTTTGGTTCCGCAGCACAAGCACTTCAACTAGGAGTTGGTGTTTCAGCAATGTCAAGGAGTGACGCTGAATTGAAAGAGAATATCAAACATGTCGGTAAATCTTCTTCCGGTATAAATATCTTTGAATTCAATTACGTAGGTGAAACAACTAGACATCGTGGTGCTATGGCACAAGAAGTCCTAGTCAAGAAACCTGAAGCTGTAGTTGAAATGGATAATGGTTATCTTGGTATCAATTATGGTATGATTGATGTTAAGATGGAAACAGTAAAATCTTAGTCGAACTATAAAGCATGACACAAACAAATTTTAAATACCGTTCGGCTGATCAAACAAAGTTTACTTCACAAGCAGAAGTTGAACCATTCAAACCGTTTGATATTCAAGCTGCATCTGAACCGCTACTTGCATCTATAAGGCAAAATGCTAATACCGAGCTCGCCAGTTATAAAGCTACTGGCGACTCTAATCTTGCTTGGATGCAAATTGCGCAGCGGCAAGGTGAAATGACTGCAAGGCATAATGCAGAAGTCACTAGAGTAAACGAAGCTGATGACTTGAATCAGTGGACACAATTTTCCGAGGCTGCAGAAAGTCTAGTGATGCAGTATTTGACGATCAGTAAAAAGAACCAACTTAAACAGGGTTACGCTCAGAACTTAGAATTCAGACGTAATAATCCTAGAGCTTATAAATATTATATAGAGAATATTAAAGATTTAGATAAAGCTAGTCCAAAATATGAGGGTTTCGTTAAGTCATTCCGCCAACTAGTTTCTGAAGAAAGCGGTTCTGTTAGATTAGCAAATGCATACATTGAAGCATCTGGTTGGAGAAAACATGCTCAAAATGAATTTGAATTAGGAGATAAAGTTGCTGCTATTCCACACATGCATAATCAACTGCAGGAAACAAAGTATTCATTTTCAGGAACTGCCCCAAATGGTGAAACATATAATATAGAAAACCAATCATATAATGAATGGTACGCTAGTC